TGATAGCTTTGAGCAGGTTTTCTGAACGTCTGATGGTTTCCATTCGTTCATACCAGTTCTGCTCTCTGACAATATCCATCAGCACTGCTTTGATTTCGGCATTCGGAACATAGGCAACTTTACGATATTGATTTTTTGTTTCTGCACATCCAAGGTAACCGAGGCATACCAGAAGACTGAAGACATCATTTTTATCTTTTATGGTTACCATATCATTCTGGAAATTGGCACAGCTGAAAGTAACTTCATCACCTTCGATTAAATTGATGATGTCTTCCTTTATGCCGTCAAAATCCATATTGATCAAACGTACAAATTCCTCATTGGACGAAGTTCCGCTCCAGTAACTGATACATTCATTTCTAGTTACTGCCTTACACACAGAGTTAGGGTTGTAAATATCCACACCTTTGATTTTATAACCCTCGTACCAGCTCTTTAAATCATGATGTGAAACTTTACAATTAGGCGATTTTACAATGTTGGCTACCTCATCTTCCGTAAAACCAAAGTAAGGAGCATAATCCCCAGGAGAGAGCATGTTATATTCATCAAAGCCATTCAATGCTGATTGGGAATTGTATTTTTTGATTGGCAGAATACCGGTGAGATAAGCTAAGGCAAAGCAAGCTTTACCGCCATCAGATTTAAACAGATTTTTTAACAGTTTGATAAATTTCTTCTGCAAAACCTCGTCATCACGGTATTCACGATATACCAGATCCCATTCATCCATAATAAAAATGAATCTGGTATTTAAATCTTGGGTGATTGCAAGTAAAGTTTCCAGAAGTCCCATATTTCCAATTTGATGCTTTTCAAGACATTTTGAAAATTCATTACTCGATTTTAAATCTTTAATTACTGAATACTCGAAATAGTCAACCAGATCATTAACACCTTCGACTTTCTGTTTCTGACCTGAATAACCATCAAACAATCCGTCGATGGTATTCATATCAATGTAAATAACATCATATTTATTGAGATGTTCAGCATAGTTGTCTTTATCAGCAATATGCAGACCGTCAAATATTTTTGTGCCGATATACCCTTTGGAATAATAGGCTAAAAGCATATGGGCCGTTACGGTTTTTCCGAATCTGCGGGGACGGGTTACGGCAAAAAAACGTTTATCTGCATTGATCTTTGCAGACATCTTTTCTATAAAATCCGTTTTATCAACAAATATGTCTTTATCTTTGAAATTAACCAGTGTTTCAAAGCTGTTTTCCATGGTCGGATTCAGAATACTTCCCATGACTTTAACCTCCCCGAACTCAACATCATCGGCTGTCATTTTATCACAGCACTGAATTTTTATCCGTGATACAGGACGGAACTTCCTGTGAACAATTGGCCGTACTATTCATATGTCAGTAATTTAACTAGTATCAACAAATAATTCAACTGTTATCTGATGCCTAATCTGTTGATAAATCGTACATCAATAACGCTACCGTTTGTTCATCATTTGTTTAAACTTCTCAACCTCTCTGGCACAATCGCTCTCCGTCATTCCGGCTTTGTACCTTTCTTTCGGATGAGCCTCATAGTATTCCTCCTGAAAAACCACCGCCCAGTAGTTAAACTCGGTGGTGGGATATTCCAGAACTTCAGAGATTGGGCGGTGGATTTCCCGGGCAATTCTCACCGCCAGTCTGAAAGTAAAACTGCCCCGGATTAGTTTTTTAAGCTGGTCTCGCTGGTGATGTTGAGAGCCGAGAAGGCATTCACCAAAGCGTTCAGCACCTTGTTCGGCACGGATTCCATAAAGGCATTGAAGTCCTCCGGCTTTTCGGTGAGGTTGCCGTCAGCATCGCAGAGAGACGCATGCATCATCTTGAGAACGCGAAGCTGTAAGTCCTTCTCGTTCTCAAAGTCGATACGAGCCTTGCCCGAAAGTTCACGCAGGTAAAAGTCCACACCGTCAACGGTTACCTTGCTGATTTTAAATTTCAACGATTTAATCTGTTCAAGATAAGACATGGTTAATCTCCTTCATTTTCATTGCTTTGAGCCTGTTCATCATCGGCATTCGACCAGACAACATCTGATGCCTGTCTGCCGGAAACCTTAAGCTGCATAAAGCCGTCAGCAGAGCCGGACATAATCTGATAGCCTAGAAGCTTCAAATCATAGGCAGCTCTGGTACCGTTCGGCCACTGATGACGGACAGTCACTGTCTGCTGTTCCTTGGCGGCAGCAATCAGAGCTTTTTGGTCAGCATCATCATCGTAAAAGTAGATGGTGAGTTCCTTTTCTGCTGAGTCCTTCAAACCACCGCAGTAAACCTTTCTGTCATCATCGATGGTGGTGCATTCCACGGATTCAGCAATGTCACCGATGTCTCCGAGCTCCTGCGCGCCCTTGAGAGGAATCCATGTCGTGCCTCCATCAGTAGAAAACTGGGAATGAGTTCCGCCGAGAAGCACAGGCTCTCTCGGTTCATAGTCATAAAGTTCTGTATGTTGTGCCATATGGCTTTTCTCCTATTTCAATAAATCCGCCACCGAGGTTTCAACCTGCTGAACCACGATAGCAACTGCGTTTGTGTCCACTCTGCGCTGAATGGCTTCCATAAAATGACGTGCGGTTATGCCCTTAACCTTTCTGCCGTGCTGACTTGCCTTCTTTGTGGCACGAGCCTTAACGGCTAAAAGTTTACTGGTGTTGCGTTCAATCAAGCCCTGGTACTTATCCCGCTGTTTCTGTGTTTTGGCAGAGGCGAGATTGAGTCTGGCTCTGTTGATGGCAATCTGGTATTTGTTGGCGATAAGCTGCTGAATGACTTTATTGCCTTCAAGACTTGAGCCTTTGCCGACAGCATGGTCACGGGTACCGGCATTTAGCCAGTGGTTCAGAGTCTTTGGTGGCATATGAGCCTTTTTACCTTCCTTGCATCCCTTAACCTTGCTCACCGGCAGAAAGTGTATGTATGAAATAATGCGGTTATGGTCAGAGCGAACTCTTGAGGTTTTAATGCCTGATACAGACTTGCGGTAGATTCCGGTATGGGATTTGAAGTGAGTATCGATGTACCCCGTAAGTTCTTCTCTTGCTCCGGATTCCTTCAGCGCCTCTTTCAGAATCACACGGCTGATTTTAGTCTGCAGTTTCTGCGGCAAACCCTTGAGCTTTTCTGCAAGAATGTCAGCACCGTCTGTATGTACTTCAATCGTCATCGTTCAACAAACTCCATGCTGATGACATTGCCCCAGAATCCGACCTCGGGGTCATACTCCGCAGGCGTGATGCTGTTTACCATAATGAGTCTGAAGTCCTTTGAATATTTCCCGTCAGCGGCATTAACCAGCTTATCCGTCGGAGCGTCACAGGCCTCTGCGCTTTGAAACGAGAAGATAAACACCTCAAAGCCGTGATGGGCAATGTGCGCCTCGCCATCAACAGTTCTGCCGGAAAACTCAGTAGCCTGCCGGGTAATCAGAACTCCGGTCTTGATGTTGTTCGGCACCAAATCGAAGTAAGCTTTCAGCCCGGTGAGATCCTCAACGAGAGTCTTAACCTTTGCTTTCATTTCACTGATTGAAATCATGTGGTAAACCTCTGATTTTCATTAAGTCCCGAATAGCTGCAGCCAAGCAGAATTTCTCCCTTATGCCTGTCGGGAGACAGGTTATCGATACCGTAGAACTTGCCGTTCCACTCGATAAGACAGTCATCGGAAAGACCTGCAAGGTAGCGGATCAGAATGGTAATCTGACCGCTCTGTACCTCAACGCCTGAACGCATCTGGTCACGGGTGGTAACCTGTCTCACGTTCGCCCAGACTGACCCCGAAAGCTCATACTCATCAAGCGAGGTCTGATTGCCGTCAGACTTTGGTTCATAAATTCTGATACGTTCATTCATCGTTCCGGTTTCCATCAGAATGCCTCCTTCCTTGAGCCGAACAGCATGGCACGGAGAGAAAGCGTCAATGCCCGGTAGTCAGCCTCGGTGCGATGCTCATACATGTAGTTGACGGCATACATCACCGCGGCTCTGCCGTACTTCGAGTCGTAGAGCACTTTGGTCGAATCCGCTCTCAGCACATCAAGACACAGCCGTTCAGCCGAGTAGATAAGATTCCTGATAAGCGTGTCATCCTCGGTACTGTCAACACGCAGATAGTTCTTCATTTCCTTTAGTGTCATGCTCATAGCTAAACTCCAAAAAAGCCTCCATCAGCAGAATGATGAAGGCATAAAAAAAGCTCCGTTATGGAGCCTTATGGTTTCACGGTCTTACCGCCGGTGATAGTTAAAATCTGTACCGCCTCCGGCAAGATCAGCTTGCCGTCCACTCGTTCCTTGGCCACAAAGCCAATCATGCCGTTGCCTGCAAAGAGCTCTCTAAGTTCAGAGAATGAACGGGTACCGCGGTCACCGATGTTGTAGTAGTTGTAGTCACCAAAGGCAATCTTGCCTTCAGGACAGAACGGTGAGGTATACACGTCGTAGCCTAAGAGCTTGTCCGGCTCTCCGGAAGTCAGTGCCGGCTGCCAGAGGTACATGCCGTTGTTGTCCTTGAGCTGTCTGATTGCAGCCACGGTCTTGTCATGCATAATGAAAGATGCTGACTTGCGGTACGGTCTCTTTAATGCATACACAAGCTGCATGATGTGATCTGCGTTAACTGAGGCGGCAGAAAGTGCGGCAGTACCGCCACCTGTTTCAGCAAAGAGACCGAGTGGCTGACCACGACCGGTACCGTTAAGGAAGGCATCCTCTTCCGCATTGGCCAGAGCCTTGCCGAACTCGGTAATGATGTATTTTTCCAAATCGAAAGCAGCATCGTAGAGGAGTTCCTCGGTTACCTTGATGGCAACATGCAGTTTGTGGGCATCAAGTAAAATCTGAGCAAAGGTTGCATCACCGAAAGACAATGCACCGCCTTCTTCAATCCATGCGGCGGCAGGCTTGGTGGCGGCAATGTTAATCTTGTGTTCGCCGGAGGTGGTGATTACATTACCGAGAGTTCGCATGATGTTTTCTTCTTCAAGTACACCAATGAGTCTATCGTCGTATTCTTCCGGAACAAGGTAACCACCGTCAGCATCCACACCTTCCTGCAGAACATTGGATACCTGCTTGAAGTTGGTTCTGAGAGCCTTGAGCATGCCGTTCTTATACTCATCAGAGGCACGGCCGCGCTTTACCGCAGAGTCAGCAGCAGAAGAGCCAACGGCAGCAGATGGCTTTGAGGTGATGGGAGTGTTTACCGGACGGGAAAGTTCGGCATCAAGAGCATCACGGCGTTCAAGTCGGGCGATTTCCCTGCTTAAATCAGTGATGTCCTGCTCCATTCGGGTGTAGGTAGCATCGTCCTCTGCGGTAAGAGTTCCCTTGTCGGTACGACGGGATTCAAGAAAGGCCTTGGCGGCATTCCATGCGGTTGCTCGCTTTTCGCGAAGTTCATTTACAGTAGTCATAAATTCTCCTAGTTTCTGATAAGGTTAAGACGCTCCATCAAATCATCCACGGAGCGTTCGTTGGTTTTGGTTTCAGTTGGTTTTGCCTCAATGCGGCATCTGGCAGACAGCTTTTCCATCAGTGAATTGGTAACACTAGCCCTTGAGAAAGCTGTAGCGGCAGCCTCCGTCATTTCATTTTCGGAAGACGGTTCTCTCTGCAGAATCTCATCGGCAAATCCAAGTTCCACGGCCTTGTTGGCATTCATCCAGGTTTCCGCATCCATCAGACGGGAAAGCTTGGCTCTGCTCATGCCTGTCTTGATTTCGTATGCATTGATGATTGATTCCTTTACTTCCCCAAGCATGTCGATGGCTTTCTGCATTTCAGCAGTATTGCCAAAGGCAAAGGTCATCGGATTGTGAATCATCAGCATGGAAACCGGTGAGACACATACCTTTGTTCCTGCCATGGCAATTACCGAGGCGGCAGATGCGGCAATACCGTCAATCTTCACAGTGACGTTACCGGGATATTCCATCAGCATGTTGTAGATCTGAGCGGCAGCCACACAGTCGCCTCCCGGGGAGTTAATCCAGACCGTAATATTTCCCGAACCACTCATCAGTTCATCTTTAAAAAGCTGTGGTGTTACGTCATCGTCAAACCAGCTTTCCTCAGCGATGGTGCCGTTCAGGAATAGGGTTCTTTCCGGGGTCGGAGCGTTTTCCTCCGTCTGGTTCTTCCACTTCCAGAACTTCTTCATTGTTATTCTCCTTGTTTGCAAAAATTCCTGCGTCCTGCAGTTTGGTCATGTTTCCGTTGATGAGATACAGATCCCCTCCAAGCTCATCTGGGATGAGATCAAGCTGCTCTAAACTTCTGATATCATTGGCTGACATCCAGCCGTTCTGCCGGGCAATGGCATAGCCGTTCATGCGGCTCTGGTAATCACCTCGAAGAAGTCCGTCCACATTGAACTTCACGAAATAGTCCGGCTTTTCCTTTTCGGTGAGAAGTGCCCGGTTAAGTGACTGCTCCCAGCGGATAATCCACGGCTCCAGGGTGTATTTCACGAACTCGAGTGACTGCTGTTCGATATTGCTGAAGCTTGATTTCTCAAGGTCTCCAACCATGTGAGGCGGCACTCGGAAGATTCTCGCTATCTCATCAATCTGAAATTTACGGGTCTCAAGGAACTGCGCCTGTTCCGGTGAGATGGAAATCGGCGTGTATTTCATGCCTTCTTCAAGTATTGCCACCTTGTGGGCATTGTTGCCGGAGAACCCCTTGTTCCAGCTTTCGCGGATGGATTCAGGATTTTTCACCGTTCCCGGAAACTCCAGAATGCCCCCCGGAGTAGCACCGTTGGCAAAAAACTTTGCTCCGTATTCTTCGGTGGCAATCGAAAGACCTATGGCATTTTTTGCCATGGCTATCGGCGAGTAACCGACAAGTCCGTCAAAGCCTAAGCCCGGTACATGCAGCACCTCGGACGGCCTTAAAGTCACAGAGCCGCTTTTCCCTGTATGAGCATCCGAGTCCTGCATCTGATACTGATAAATAATCTGACCGTTTGAGTCCCGGTCAACCGTCATGCGGTTAGGCATTAAGGGATACAGTCCGATGATTTCGCCTTTGCCGTTTCGGATAATCTGAGCGTAGGCATTGCCCCAGAGGAGCAGGTGCGTCATCAGCGTTTCTCGGAACACAAATGAGGTCATTTCCGGATTCGGCTCATCATGCAGAATGCGATACAGCGGATGCTTTACCGCCTTGGCCTTGTTGCCTTCCGATTCATACTGGTAAAGGTGAACCGGCAGACTGGCAATGGACTCTGACAGAATTCTCACGCAGGCATACACTGCGGTCATCTGCATAGCTGAACGCTCGTTAACTTTCTTTCCGGAAGTGCTTCCTCCCATCATGAAGCGGTAGCCGGAGCCGTTCAGACTGTTGGTCGGTTTTCGTTTAAACCAGCCTTTAAAAAAGTTCATAGATTCTCCTAAATAAACAGAATGCCGCGTTCATCGTAGACCGAGGCTCCGTTGTCATTGCCGCATCGGATGGCTCTGTCGAGTCCCATGATGGTGGCAATCGCACCGTCAATCTTCTCGGTGGATTTTTCCTTGTCGGCCTTGATGTTGCCTGCCGGGTCAGTTCTGATGTAAATGTTGTCCATCATCCATCGCAATACCGGATGACCGCCGTGAGCAAGTTTCTGCTCCAGCGTGAGTTTCATAAGCTCTTTGGTCGGCGGGGACATGTCCTTAAAGCCCTGACCGAAAGGAACTACGGTAAAACCCATGCCCTCAAGGTTCTGTACCATCTGTACTGCTCCCCAGCGGTCAAAGGCGATTTCACGGATGTTGTATTTTTTGCCGAGCTCCTCGATGAATTTTTCGATGTAGCCGTAATGAACCACGTTGCCTTCGGTGGTTTCGAGAAATCCCTGTCTCTGCCAGACGTCATAAGGCACGTGGTCTCGACGCACACGAAGCTCGAGAGTGTCTTCCGGAATCCAGAAGAACGGCATAATGGCAAAACGCTCATCTTCGTTCCTCGGAGGAAAGACCAGCACAAAAGCTGTGATGTCGGTGGTGCTGGAGAGGTCAAGACCGCCATAGCATATCCGGCCTTCCAGCTCGTCAGGATTTACCGCGAAGGAGCAGGCATCCCATTTTTCCATCTGCATCCAGCGGATTGACTGTTTCACCCATTGGTTCAGCCTTAATTGACGGAAAGCATTCTCCTCACCGGGATTCTGCCTTGCCGAATCACAGGCCGCCTGTACCTTGTCGATTCCCACGGTAATGCCGAGGGACGGATTGGCTTTCAGCCACACTTTCGGATCCGTCCAGTCGTCAGATTCATCAGCGCCGTAAATCACCGGGTAGAAAGTCGGATCGATCTTTCTGCCCTCAAGGATGTCCTTTGCCTTCTGATGGGTTTCGTAGCAGATGGAATTGGTGTCGGTTCCCGCAGTGGTGATCAAAAAATACAGCGGCTGCATTCGGGCATCACCGGAGCCTTTGGTCATAACATCAAAAAGCTTTCTGTCCGGCTGGGTATGCAGTTCATCAAAGACCACGCCGTGAATGTTAAAACCGTGCTTTGAGTAGGCTTCCGCAGAGAGCACCTGGTAGAAACTGTTGGTCGGGGTGTATATGATGCGTTTCTGCGAGGCGAGAATTTTGACTCTTTTGTTCAGAGCCGGGCACATCCTCACCATGTCGGCAGCCACATCAAATACGATTGTTGCCTGCTGACGGTCAGCAGCACAGCCGTAAACCTCGGCTCTCTCCTCTCCGTCACCGCAGGTAAGAAGAAGTGCTACGGCCGCAGCCAGCTCAGACTTGCCCATCTTCTTCGGGATTTCAACATATGCGGTATTAAACTGCCTGTAGCCGTTCGGCTTTAAGGTTCCGAAGAGATCCCGAATAATCTGCTCCTGCCAGTCGATAAGTTCAAAAGGCTTTCCTGCCCAGGTTCCCTTGGTGTGGCAGAGAGCCTGAATAAAGTTCACTGCATAGTCGGCGGCATCCTTGTCATACACGGACTTCTTTGCCTTGAACTTTGTGGGGATGTATTTTTTAAGTTTCCGCATTGCCATCTGCTCACCTCCTTACAGGCATAAAAAAAGACCGCCGAAGCGATCTTTTGGGTATAAAAAGGAGCCGTTAAGCTCCGTACTAATTGTTGGCGTTCTTCATCGCCCATTCAAGAGCATGGCCGTCATCCATGAAATCTACGCCGCTTACCTCGCGGATTCCGATTTCACCTTCGCAGGAGGTGTCGTCGGAAAGGAACTCGTAAACCGCGCCGTAGTAGGATGGCTTGCCGGCTCCGTTGTAGTAGTGGCCTGCAAGGATTACCTTATCACCGAATCTTAAGGTCTTGCTCCAGCGGCATTCCAAATCTTCAGGAGTGGTAGGATTCGGCAATCTGTAGGTTCTTGCTCTTTCTGTCATCTTGCTCATTTTTAAGTCTCCGTTGTTGTTCTCGATGACTGTATATTCGCTCTGTACCAAAGGTATAGCAAGTCAATAAGTGCCTGATTTTGTACTATTTTTTTTCTAATCATTTGTCTAATTCATCTAAAATCGAGCAAAAATAGAATAAAAAAGGAAGACTATTTCCATCTTCCTTTATTCAATTCAATCTGTTTTTTTAAGCCAGAACAACAGAAATCGAAATACTACTCTTTATTTACTTAATTGGCTTACCTTCATTTGTAAATTGAATCCCTGCAAAACAACCATATTTTTAGGGTATTCCTTAGGAATATCGGAGCGCGCTACTAGCACCAACTTCTTGCATTTTCTTTTAGTTCCTGCAGAAACTAAAAGGCTCACCGCTTCGTCTATAGATTCATCTTGCCTTTGAATCTTAACAGCGACAAGGTCATCCTTTCTTGTATTTTTAATAATTCCGTCAATACCTCTATTCCGCTGAACAACAGTACAATTCAGTTCATCAAGGATTGCTTTTTCGTAATCAGTCTTTGTATTATACGCCTGTGCCCCTTTCTTTAGTAAAACAGATTCAGTCATAAAAGGCTGTTCCAGTCGAGCTTTAGTTAAAGCTATTGCATCAGAATTTATATCGCAACCTAAATACTGCCTATCCATCAACTTAGCTGCAACCAAAGTAGTACCACTTCCGCAAAAAGGATCTAACACTAGGTCACCCTTTCTTGACCCTACTTCTATTATTCTTTTCAGCAGTTCAACAGGTTTTTGAGTAGGGTATCCTGTTCGTTCTTTTGCCTTAGGATTTAAAAATGGAATCTCCCAAACATCTGATAGAGGAACTCCTCTTTTAGGTCCCGAAGATATTACATTTCCTTCTTCATCTTTTTTATATGTTGATTTCCCATTCTCTCTTGCCCTTTCTTGTAATATTTGATCGACATTGGTAGTTGGAGAATAATCAGTAAATATTACATTAAATGCATATCTCAGACTTTTTGAATAATATAAAATAACCTGATGATTAGGAAGTAAATTCTTACTCGAGTTTGACCACCTCTTATAAGACCATATAATTTCGCTTCTAAAATTATTCTCTCCGAATATATCATCTAAGATAATACGTAAATAATGTGAGGCATTGTTGTCACAGTGCAAAAAAATATTTCCGGTACTCTTCAATACTCTATGCATCTCTAACACTCGAATTCTAAGAAAATCGAGGTATTCATTTTTTGAATTCCATCGATCAGAAAACGAGTATTCTTCGCCTTGCCTGCTCGTTAACCGATGTTCTTTTTGAGTAAAAAAAGGAGGATCTAAGTAAATAAGGTCTACACTTTCAGTTGGCAATTCACGTAAGAAATCAAGACAATCTGACAGCATCACCTTGCTATTAAGATTCTCTACTAATTGCTTCAAGGATTTCATTTAAGTCAACTCCTGTATAGTTGGTAACATATTGCCATGCTTCTTCTCCGCTATAATACTTCCCTCCAACTTCCATATACAAAGCTTTTAACTTCTGCTGTATATCTCTTGCTTGTTTGCGTTGTGGCTCATAAAACATTAGTCGAATTGGTGTATAACCCCAATACTTAATAGCTTCTATTCTGCGACGTCCTTTATTTATGTGATCACCATCCGTAGTTGCATCTCGCCATTTTAGTTCGTGCGCATCAGTTCCTACAAGGCAATCAATTTCAAAATTTTTTGGTGTTCCTTCAAAAGGATTTTCAACACGTGCCTTTTCTGCGTTATGGAATTTGTGCTTAAAACAAATCATAACAGCTTTCTCTAAAAAAGAACCTGCATATTGATAAAGAAATCTGCCTTTGTTTTGGTAGATATCAATTTGATCACCTTCCACGTTATCTATTCCTAGAACACCGTATAGAAGATAGTGAGATTTATCATCTTTTCTCATCTCTTCGATTCTTAAATTTACCCTTTTGTCAAGTTCTCTCTTATACTGTTCTGATAACGATTTAATCTCGTTATATACATATTCGTTCATAGTACACTCCATGAATACATAACTTTTATGCAATTATATATTCAATGGAATTGCGTGTACACTATTAACTAGTCCAATACAACGTAGCTGTGCTAACTATTCTATAGTTTTATGCTGAAAAGGTAGCCGTGGGCTTTTTCGTGTTCGTCGCTGTTCCATTCAGTGTAGCGGCTGTTGATCTCAACCAGCCCCTCAAGGGTACATCCGGCCTCCTTGAAAAGCCATGCGGTTTCCACTGCGTGACTCCATCCGGAGGAAAAGGTGAACCTTTCGATTCCGTTCTGCCTCATGGATTCAATCAGCTTTGCCGCTTCGTTGTCCCAGACCACTTCGCTGATGTCGAGGTAATCGTTGCCGCTGTCCCTGGAAACCTCGTACTCGTTAAAAAGGCGGCAGGCTTCTCTGCCAAGCTCCTTAAG